CCATGAAACTCATCAAAGAACAAGCCCAAAATGTTGAAATCTTGACCGAAGTGGAAAAAGCCACTGGCAGAAAAGCCTACTACATTGAAGGTATCTTCATGCAGGCGGATAAAGCCAACAAGAACCGTCGCAAGTATCTCTTTGAATCCCTGAACCGTGAAGTGGATCGGTACCGCCGAGAGTACATCAACGAGAACCGCGCCTTTGGAGAACTGGGGCATCCTGACACTCCAACGGTGAATTATCCGTTGGTCAGCCACATGATAAAGGAATTGAGGGCTGAAGGCAAGGATTTCTACGGTAAAGCGAAAATCTTAGGGGGTCCCCTCGGCACACCAAACGGAAAGATCGTGGAATGTTTGTTGTCTGAAGGTGCCAAGTTAGGCGTCAGCACACGCGGGTTAGGCACCGTGGTGCAGGGTCCAGATGGCATTTCCCTGGTTCAAGACGACTTTCAATTAGCGACAGCCGCCGATATTGTTGCAGACCCTTCGGCTCCTGATGCGTTTGTTCGTGGCATCATGGAAAGCAAGGAATGGGTATTTGTTGATGGACGCTACATGTCCCAGGACATTGAGACCGCAAAGAAGGCTATTGTGGCTGCGCCGAGCCGCCGCCTCAACGAAACCTGTGTGCGATTGTTTGCTGATTTCATGCGCAAGTTGTAAGCAAAAACCTGTTTTTTATAAATAACTTCACGCGAGACTAACAAGGAGATTTTACATGAGCAAGACACCTAAGACCCTAATGGAAGCCGCAGCCGAAATTCTTAGCGGTAGCAAGTCCAGCGCACCAAGAATGGAGATGGAAAAGTCCCCACAAGGTTTTGAAGATTTGGGTGGACCGACTCCTGAGACCGCGGAACACGAAAAGATTGACGTGCATGCCAAGGAAGCAACCCCTCCTGGGAAGCAACCTTCGCCAGCCACGAAAGCCCCATTTGTGAAAGCCGCCATTGAACCCGAAGAGATTGAGCCAGAAGAAGAGGGTGAAGCGCACGATGCGGCCGCTGAAGCAAACAAGGCACGCATTGAAGCAGGACTCCGCGCCGGCTACTTGAAGGAAAAGAAGGAAGAAGAAGAGGGCGAAGAAGAGGAAGAGGAAGAAGAGGAAGAGGAAGAAGAAGAGGACGGTAAGGGCAAGAAGTCCAAGGAAGAGGAAGAAGAGGAAGAGTCCGGCAAGAAGCATGCGAAGGAAGAGTGGGAAAAGGAACTTCGCAACGATGTCGCCGCAATCCTGAAGTCTGAATCCGCATTGCCAAAGGAATTTGCCTCCAAGATCGGGACCATCTATGAAGCGCGAGTGACCGATAAGGTTCTCAGCATTCAAGAGTCCATTGAAGCAGAATACGCTGAGAAGTTTGAAGCCGCGGTCCTTGCAGTCCGTGACGAATTGACTGAACAAGTCAATGACTACCTTGATTATGTGGTTGGTCAGTGGATGGAGCAGAATGAACTCGCTATTGAAAAGGGACTCCGTTCCGAATTGACAGAAGAGTTTATCGGGTCCATGCGCAATGTGTTCCTTGAGCACTACATTGACATTCCAGCCGAGAAGGTAGACCTCGTTGACGAACTCGCAACCAAGGTTGAAGAGTTGACCAGCGAATTGAACGAAGAAGTTGCCAAGGGCATTGAACTCAAGAAAGCCCTTAGTGAATCCAAGAAGTCAGAGATTCTCAACGGTGTTTGCGAAGGATTGACGCAGACCCAAGTTGAAAAAGTTCGCACACTCGCAGAGAGTGTCGAATTCACCGCAGAAGGTGATTACACCAAGAAGGTGTCCACAATCCGAGAGAACTACTTCCCGATCACCACTGGGAAGCCAGCGACAGATACGAACTCCAAGTTGTTGACCGAAGCCAGCGAAGCAGTTGAAGGTCAGACACAAGTGATTGATGCAGGAGTCGCGTCTGTGGTTGCATCGTTGACCAGAAGTTTGAAGTAATCACCAATACCATTCACAAGGAGTAGCAACTATGTTCATGTCAGAAGGTTTAGAAAAGAAGTGGGGAGCCGTCCTCGATGTTCCTGGGCTTGCACCAATCACCGATAAGCACAAGCGCGCCGTGACCGCAATCGTCTTGGAAAACCAGGCTATTGCTCTCAAGGGTGAAGCACAGATGTTGCAGGAAACCGCAGTCAACGCGACTGGTGGTGGTCTGACAGGTGCCGCAGGAGCCTCCGGTCCTATGGCAGGTTATGACCCAATCCTCATCAGCTTGGTTCGTCGTTCTTTGCCGAACTTGATTGCGTATGATGTCTGCGGCGTCCAGCCAATGACCGGTCCTACGGGATTGATTTTCGCAATGCGTTCCTTGTATGCAAACGCAAACGGCGCAGGTTCACGTTCCGATGAAGCATTCTATCAGGAAGCGAATACCGGATTCACCGGCGTTTCCTCAGCACAAGCAGCGATCTCGCTGACTGCCTCTTCCAACACGACCCAAGTGTTCGATGAATCAGTGGCAGCGATGGTCCTCGGTGCTATGTCCACGTCCACCGCAGAAGGTTTGGGCGGCGGTTCTACTCCATTCGCAGAAATGGGATTCAGCATTGAAAAAGTCACGGTTACTGCAAAGACCCGTGCGTTGAAGGCTGAGTACACACTAGAATTGGCACAGGATTTGAAGGCAGTTCATGGACTCGACGCCGAGACTGAACTCTCCAACATTCTGTCTGCCGAAGTCCTCTCCGAAATCAACCGTGAAGTTATCCGCACAATCTACATTGTGTCCAAGGTTGGTTGCCAAGTGGGAACGACCAAGGTTGGTACATTTGACCTCGACACCGATTCAAACGGTCGTTGGATGGTTGAAAAAATCAAGGGCTTGGTATTCCAGATTGAGCGTGAAGCGAACGTCATCGCCAAGCAAACTCGTCGTGGCAAGGGCAACGTGGTGATTTGTTCTTCAGATGTGGCATCAGCCTTCGCACTCGCAGGAGTCTTGGACTATGCCGGCGCACTGAAGGATAACATCTCCCTCAACGTCGATGACACAGGCAACACCTTCGCAGGTACCTTGCTTGGTCGCTACAAGGTCTACATTGACCCGTACTTCCCGGCCGCACAGACCCAGGAGTTTGCCGTGGTTGGTTACAAGGGTTCCAATGCGTTTGACGCAGGTATTTTCTACTGCCCATACGTTCCGCTTCAGATGGTCCGTGCAATTGATACCGCAACCTTCCAACCGAAGATCGGGTTCAAGACTCGTTACGGCATGGTTGCCAACCCCTTCGCACAGGGCGCCGTCCAAGGTTTGGGCGCACTCACGCCACAAGCGAACATGTACTACCGCGCGTTGAAGATCGCAAACATTGCATAATCAACCTCAGTAGAGTGTTTCAAAGTCAGGGAGTCTCGAAAGGGACTCCCTTTCTTTTTGTCTTGACAATGCTCCCTAAATAGAGTATAATGGAAACTCACATTATAGGAGTTCCTATGATTATTCTTGCCCTCTGTCTGATTGCCATACTGTTTTCAACCTCCGCGTGCGTGCATACTCTACCGACCCCCAAACCGGTGGAACAGACCCATTATACGCTATTGCTCAATTCATGGGTAGAAGATCGGTGGCCCCAACAACCCTATAAGGTGTGGGTAGAAGTGGTCAAGCCAGTAGAAACCATTCATGGTCCTACAGAAGTCCTGGCACTACAAATTCGTGTCATTTTCAAAGACGATGTAAAACTCTATGTGGTGTTCGTGAGAAAGGGCAAAGTGTTGAGTTGGATTGAGGCTAGCATGCCAGAACCGGCAGAAGAAGAGGAAGAACTTTTTACTAATAAGGAACGCGCATAATGGGATTTCCTGGTATTCCCCACACTCCACTCAATCCGAATATCCTTCACCCCAACAAATTCGTCTTGTCCTTTACGGCATTGCCGAATGTGGAGTATTGGTGTCAAGCGGTCAACATCGCCGGGATATCCAGTGGTGAAGCCATACGGCAAACTCCATTTGTTGACCTCTATTCTCCTGGTGAAAAACTCAACTACAATCCACTCGCCGTGACCTTCCAAGTGGATGAAGATTTGACAGGATGGTTGGAAGTGCATACATGGTTGCGCCAATTGACCTTTCCGTTTAGTTTTGATGAATACAAGCAATTGTCTACGCGCCCAGGGGCATTCAAAAAGCCGCTTCCACAGTTCTCCGATGCGACCCTGCTTATCTTGGACTCCAAACAGAATCCCCACATTCGCGTCAAGTATTACAACTGCTTCCCCACTTCTCTGACGGACATTATGTTCTCCGCTGCCACGGCGCCGGATGAACCGATCACGGCGGATGCGGTGTTTCGTTTTGATCTGTATGACATTGAGGTATTGCCATGACCTGTAATTGCACCGGAGAGTGCTTCAGGACAGGCAAGTGTTTCAGGTCAGGCGATGAATCGTTCAGAACACTTCCACAGTCATATCGCATGGGATGGATTTGCCCGAAATGCCAACGCAGCAACTCCCCCGATAGTATGACCTGCCAGTGCAATCAATATTCCTTCACAATCAACGGTTGACATTCACCCTTCGTTGTGCTATAATGGTTT